TATTGTTCAGAGATACAATAAGGGCATGGGACGCACCCGTAACGCCAGAGCAAGCCGCGTATGAACTATACACTAATCGCGACGAATGGCGTCTAGCGCTCGGCAACTACTCCCGCACACAAGGTTTGACTGGTCGGCTAGTGCTAATGGCACAAGGTAAGGCGATCAGCCGACAACAATTTGAAGCTAACTATTCTTTAGCGCAAAGGATTTTGTACGAATGGCACGCGCAATACAACTAATACTGACACTGGCCGTCGTGCTGGTTTGTACAACGGCCAACGCGACCCCGCCGTGTAACCAGTTTTTCCAGAAGCAGTATGTACAAACTTACGCTACGCAAGCGGTCGTTGCTTACGCGCCTGTGCAATATCTTGCAGGACAGGATATTCAAGCGGAAGCGTTGGCGGAGAAGGTCGCTAGACTTGTCGATAAAAAACTTGAACTGCGAATCCAGCAACTTTCGCAACAGCAGACAGCACCCAAGCCGCAAACTGCAATAGGCCAACATTGTGCAAAATGTCATAGCGGGGCAACGCCAAAAGGTGGAGTAACTTTCGACGGGTTGACGGCTATTCCGCCTAACCTAGCACTGGCCGCGTTGCGGTCGATCAAAGATGAATCGATGCCAAAAGATCATAAGATTGACCCGGCCGTTAAGGGGCAACTCATGGAAGAATTATTGGCACTCGATTCGTCAACGGTTGCTGCACAGCGGGCGGATATACTCGGCCAACAACCGCCAGCACAACAGCAGAGGCCGGCAGAGTTACCGCCGCCGCGCCCCGTGCCGCAGGGGCAGTTAGAATAGCCGTACAATAGTAAAGACACGTTAGGTCGAATCAAAACACTTTAGGAGAAACGAAAATGAACGGTTTGAAGTTTGTTTGTATGTTGGTAGCGCTTGTAGCGTTGCTCTTTGTTACTCAGACGGCGGAAGCATTCGGTAGCCGTAGCGTTGTCGTTCAACGACAAGTTATTCGGCAGCCGGTTCGCTCGCATCACGTCCGGCAGAATGTGGTTGTACAACAAGTTGTTGCGCAGCCGCACATTCAGCAGCAACAGATTGTACAGCGTGTTTACGCTCAACCCGTCGTACAACAAGTCATTGCGCAGCCAGTGTACAGTCAAGGGTTTAGCCAGCAACTCAACAGCAGTTGCGGGCAGCAATTCCAGCAAGGCTACAGCCAACAGCTTAATCAGCAATTGAACGGCGGCTGTCAACCGTTTTTCTCGCGGTGACGGTTTAGCCGTACAATAATAGTTACTGAACTAGTGTCGTGGTCGGCACTTTAGCGGCCCCGCCTACCTGATTCACGTCGGGCAGGCGGGGTTTTTCTGTTTACGCACGCAGCCCCGCATTCGGGGAAGATTGCCCACTAGCCAGTACTATAGCTGTAGGCATTTAACGCGGGTAACCGGCCCGCGTTTGCCGGGAGATAGAGCATGGCATTTGACGCCGATGGATGGGCGAAAATCATTAGCACGATTTTCTCAGGTGTAAAAGAGTGTATTCTAGCCGTCGCCGCTGTTGCCACTATTTGGTATCAAGCGCAGAATTCCGGCAAGCTAGATGCACAATCTATTAAGCTAGATAACGCGGCCGAAAAAGCCTCTATAGCCGCTGATAAGACGGAGGAAGTACAAAAGACATTAGCCGTTACCACAATCGACCGTGATAAGCAGATAAACGGTATGCGGGCCGAAGTAGCTGCCGTGAAAGCGGAGTTGACGAAAGACCCCGACGATATGGACAGAGCCAAAGCGGCAAAAAGTCGCATGGACGATGGCCTAGAACCCCTAAAGTAGCAGCCCCGGCCGTTCGGCCAGCCACGGCCCCGCCCGGCACACTTTTAGGAGGGTCGGCATGTTGTTTGCAATCCAGAGCCACCCGGACGCAAGTTGGCTAATCAGCATAGGCATAGGGTTGATCTTATGTTTGGCTATCTTTATAGTGGCAATCGTCTTTTTGGCGTCACGAATGAAAGACGTGTCCGACGTAGCCGCCCTCGACAGTCTGACGGTACGATTAAAGACATTGGAGGCGGAGAGGGACGAAATGCGGTCGGCCCTACGTCGTCATGGTATCCTAAAATCGCGGCGAGATACGCCAAGCCCGCCGCCGTACCATATAAGCGAAGACAGCGCATGATAAAGCGAGCAATCTTAGGGATTTGCGGTTTTGCTTGTCTGTTATCGTCGGCATTTGTGTTAGCGTTTTGGTCGTATGTATTAGCGCTGTATTAGCGCACCCGGCGTTGCGTGACAGAGCCGCAATGGTTGATACGATCATTGACCCTCAACCGTCGATGGTCTATCGTGAACCGTCAACCATCGACTTTGAACCGTCGATGGTGTTAGTATCGACATTGGACCGTGAGAAACGGGTTTACCACACGTCGGACAAATGCAGCTATGTAGGGTTGACTAAGCACCGTTCAACCATCGACGCCAACCAAGCGCAGGCAGACGGGTACAAAGAATGTAGCCGTTGTCAAGCAATCCGCACGGCGGCTAATCGTGCTACAGAGCGGCGGATTGTTGGGCAAGAGTAGTTGCGGCCAAGAGTAAGCTGTCGGTCATACTGTCTAATGATTACCCTCACCGACGCATGGTATCCACTAAAATACCATCCCGTGCAATCGCTCTTATGGCGGACAACGGCACGATTCATAGCTGTAGCCGCTGGCCGTCGATCCGGCAAAACGGAAATCTGCCGACGTAAGATAGTGCGGCTACTTCCAGTCGTTAAGCCGTGGAGCGACCCGCTCTACTTCTACGCGCTGCCTACCCGCGATCAAGCTAAAAAGGTAGCATGGCCGAAACTCAAAGCGCTTGTGCCGAAACACTGGTTGGCACACAACGGCATTAGTGAAAGCGAGCTAAGTATAACGACGCGGTTCGGCTCTAAGCTGTTTGTGTTGGGGATGGATAAGCCGGCACGAGCGGAAGGTGTTGGTTGGGATTACGGCGTAGTTGACGAATCGTGCGACCAGAAGGCGGGCGTATTCGACCTAACACTGCGGCCCGCGTTGTCCGACCGTGGCGGTGGTTGTTGTCGTATTGGTGTTCCTAAGCGAAGTGGGCCGGGGGCGCACGACTTCAAAGAGTTTTACGACTTAGGTAAGGAAGGTAAAGACAAAGAGGTATTGTCGCTAACATGGCCGTCAAGCGACATTTTGCCGGCGCACGAAATTGAATCGGCCAAACGCCAGTTAGACGAAAAAGATTACAACGAGCAATATAACGCATCATGGGAAACCGTAGGCGGGGCAGTATTCTATGCGTTTTCTGACATTCTTAACGTATCTGACAGTGTGGCTTATAACCCTACTCTTAGACTACTTATCGGTTGCGATTTTAATGTCGATCCTATGGCGTGGATGATTTGCCAAGCCAAAGGAAACGAATTGCACGTCATAGACGAATTGTGGATTCGCAACACGAATACAGAGCAAGCGCTAGTTGAGTTACACAAGCGATACGCCGGGCACAAGGGAGGAATAAATTTCTTTGGTGATGCCACGGGCAAGGCGCGAAAGACTGCGGCCAGTCAATCCGACTATGTGCAAATTCGCAACTTCGATAAGTTTGAAAATTCGCTGGTTATGTTCCCAGAATCTAACCCGCCACGGCATGACAGGTTTGCAAGCTGTAACGCGATGTTTAAGAACGCGGCGGGCGAGCGGCGATGTTTGGTGCATCCGCGATGTAGGAATTTGATTAAAGATTTGAATGTTAGGAGTTATGAGCCGGGCACGTCTGAGCCGGACGACCACGACGATATTTCTCATGCTAGCGATGCGTTGGGTTATTTGGTGCATTGGCTGTATCCGCTGAACATTAAGGGACAACAGAAGATTGCTAGTGTGCCTCGTCTATAAGTACAATACTGCATAGCCGTCAATCTCTGCGCCGTGTTAGGTACTAATGGCAATCGTCCCGCAAACCGTCGTTGACCAGCAACTAGCGCAGCTACAGAATGTCCGCGCTTTAACACCAGCGAATGGGCCAAACGTAGTAGGCATCGACGGCAGCCGCACGGCCCCGCAAGTCAGTTCGCTAGTCGGAAGCCTTGACGGCGAGTTGCCCCGCCCGGCAACTATCGGCAACGACTTCTATCTCAAAGCGCGGCGAATCCGTCGCGACCCGACAATACGGCTTGCTCGCGAATTGTCGATGGCACCGCTGCTAATGGCCTCTTGGGAGTATGAAGACAAGCCCGATGCACCGCCCGGCGCAAAAGAGTTAGTAACCGAGATAATGAACGATCTACGGTTGCCGCTCATGCGTAGCAGTATGTGCGGACAGATTGACTACGGCTGGCAACCCTTTGAAATCATCGCTGAGGGCCGCGAAGATGGTGCAACCGCCCCGCGTCTAAAACCGTTGCTACAAGATTTAACGTCAATCCTAGTCAACGCGGCTGACGGTGCGTATTTCGGCCTTCGTCAAAACCCATACGCCGGTCTTAACACGAATTGGGTTTATCTATTAGAGGATGAATCATTCGTTATCAGTCAAGACGTAGAAGGCACCAACTGGTACGGGGAACCGACGCTACGCAGCATTGAAAGCGTATGGGACGAAACCGAAACCATCCGAAAGAATAGCCGTAAGTACGACGCCAAAATCGCCGGCACCCATTGGGTTATCTATTATCCGCTCGGCACGTCGAATTACGGCGGCGTTGAAATGGATAACGGCGCACTAGCTAAAGAATTGCTCGCACAAGCCGAATCCGTTGGCGGTATAGCCGTCCCGCGTTCGGTGCTGCAAGCCGTTGACGCGATGAATGCCGCCGCAGCGGAAAAAGAATCGACGCAATGGAAAATCGAATTGCTTAGCGATGAAGGCAGCGGCCAAACGTCGTTCATGGACAAACTGAAATATCTCGACACATTAAAAGTGCGGGCATTCGGCTTGCCAGAGCGAGCGGTATTAGAGGGGCAATTCGGCACGAAAGCGGAAGCACAAGCGCACGCCGATATTGCCGTTGCTAACATGGAAGTCAAGCACGCGCTAATGTGCTACCAGTTTAACGCTAAGCTGGTCGATAAAATTCTAGCCTGGAACTACGGCCCCGACGCTAAGGGTTCGGTTAAGATCAAGCCGGCACCGTTGGCCGATGATACGCTAGCATTCTTCAAACAGATTTATTTAGCGTTGCTGACTAATCCGCAAGGGTTTATGACCGAAGTTAGCACGATGGATTTGCAGCGGTTGCGGGATAAGTTGGGCGTGCCGGGTTTGAAGTATGATCCGATGACGGCTTATAATGTTGATCCTTATGCGGAAATCGGCGGCGGGGCGGACCCGGCGTTGGGTGGCGGCGATCCGTTGATGGCGATGTTGAACTATGGTGGCGGGCAGGGTGCGCAGCCGGCGCAGGGGGTTGGGTTTAGTCGCGAAGCTACTGCCATCGCTGACGCAGCCGAGTTGACAGTTAAGCCGTCTAAGCCGCAAGCCAAAGCCGGCAACTACCGCAAAGGCAAGGCCAACATCCACGGCCTAACAATCAGCATCGAAAACCCGAAAGGCACCCGACGCAAGCCAGAGTGGCCGAAACTGCCGGCCCACTACGGCTATATTAACCGCACGGAAGGCGCGGACGGTGACCATGTTGACGTGTTCGTAGGCAAGCACGCTGATAGCGAAATGGTCTATATCATCGACCAATGCGACAAGTCGGGCGAGTTTGACGAACATAAGATAATGTTGGGGTTCAAAAACCAAAAGAAGGCTGTACAAGCTTACCGGGACAGCTATAATAGTGGGCATTGCGTCGGGCCGGTTACGGCGATGACGATGGCGGCGTTTAAGCGGTGGTTGGACGGGGAGGGTAGTTTGATGGGGCCGGTTAGTGCGAACGCTAAGGGGCTTGGGCTGGCGTTTGATCCGAATGAGCCACGCGATGCGCAAGGACAATGGACAACGGACGGTGGCGATAACGGCCACCCTTACAACGTGTATCCGTTGAAGATGAAGGGCGCAGACGGCAATCCGAAAACAATGTACGCTGTACAGAGCCTTGACAATTTCGCTAAAGGTGTGAAAGCAGGTTTTGGAGATTCTGTATTTGGTAGCGAGGAAGAAGCTAACCAACATGCTGCTAGGCAGTTTGTAAATAAGAATGAGCGGCAAAAGTATTTAGATAAAGCCGCCGAAAAAGAGGCAGCAGAGAAGGCAGCTAAAGACGCAAAATACGGTTCTCTTGGCAGTTTCACGGAAGGTATGACACCGCACAAGACGGCAAAGGCTGTCGAGTATTTGCATAAGCCGATTCGTTACGACGGAAAAGAAACGTCGATCAAAACATTGATTGAAAAAGCCGTCAAAGAGGAAAAACGCAAGATAACAACTTATGAAGGCAAAAGGGTTTTAGAACACGAAGACGGGAGAATACTATCTGAGAAGTCGATAGGCAAGATTGGGATGGATTACGCATCACATTTGTTAGATTCTTAATACTGTATAAAGGGTGGTTCCATGAGAGCGGCTGTAGATATTGAGGTTAAGTTCAAGCTGGAAAGCGGCGGTTACGCTCAACAAGTGTCTAAGAAATTAGATGCGATGGGTTGGGAAGACAGCAGAGAAGACGCAGAGCCGAACGAAATAATAATTCGGATAGACAGTACCGATGTTCAAACTAACCAATTAGCCGCGTTAGCGTTTGATTTTAAGCGAGCGACGGAATAACATGCAAAGCGACAAAGACGAAAGCGAAGTCAACAAACTAGGCTACGGTATTTTGTTGGCATCGTTTGTATTGTCTTTAGTAGCCGCCCTGTTATTGGCTAGTCTGATACGAAGATAAGACGAATATGTACCACACCAACAACGATCTATACCTAGCCTTCGGCAAAGCCAATATCGACCAATGGGCCGACGTTGACAACAACAGCGTTTACTCATCCATCGAAGCCCGGCTAAACTGGGCCAACGAGCAAGCGGCCAGCTACTTAGATAGCCGTCTAAGCAAGAGCGTCTATCAATTCCCGCTACCGTCGCAAACCTACCCGCCGATCCTAGTACTAATGTCGGCATACTATGCCGCCGTGCTGCTGTACGAATCACGCGGAGTTACCGACGTTGGCCCGCACGGTAACGCGATGCACGCTTTGCAATGGCACCGCAAGGCGGTTGAGACTTTCGTACAAGATGTATTCGCTCGCCGTGTTACGCTTGACGTTACGTTGCGTGCCGATGCGGTTGCGGCTAGTGAGCGACACGATACGCCGGAATTCGTTAGCTTTGACGACCCGGCTTATAATCGTGGGTTGGTGGTGGGAGATAATTTGATAGACGAATATGTACGATAGGCGGGCAGCGTGTTATCTCAGGTACTACTAGCCGACGATGACCTAGACCGCTGCGAAGCAGCCGGCATCGGTGCGTCACAAACATCCCTAGCCCGCATTCGTCACGGCTTTAGCCGAATGCTGCTAGTCGGTCAACCATTCAGCGCACAAGCGGAGTTGCTGAACCATCTAGCGCCGACGTTGGCTAGGACGATGGCGGTATCGCATTTGATGGGGGAGCGGCGGTCGATGCTGTCGATTCCAGCCGACGCCAAACCAGTATTTGAATTAGACCGCTTCTCTGAGGTAATGCGAGAAATCCGCCGCGCCGGCCTAGGCAAAAAGCTAAACCGCCTACAGCGCGGCTATGCCCGTCGCGTCTATGATTCAATGCGGCACATGGGCAGCGACATTGACGCTAAGACACGCGGCGTTATTGCTTCATTGATAGCCGATAAACAGCCGCAAGGGCGGGCGATGAAGGTGCTGCAAGCTACGCTAAACAAACTAGGCGTCGGCGATCAATCGCAATCACGGCTAGAAGCTATCTATACGACGGAATCGGCTATCGCCTATCATGCTGGCCGATGGCAGCACGATCAAAAAGACCCGCGTGTATGGGGTTATCGGTACATAACTATGCGTGACGACCGGGTTAGACCGGAACACGCGGCGTTAGAAGGCACGACGCTACCGAAAAAGGCGTTGTTTTGGCAACGGTATTGGCCCCCCAACGGCTGGAACTCTGTACCGCCAGATACGCTTGTTACAACCGACGAAGGTAAAAAGCCGATAGCCGAAATCAAGCACGGCGATTACGTTCTGACACACAAGGGCCGCTTTCGGCCAGTCTATGAGTTACACCGATACAAAGGGCCGGACGAACTTGTAACCGTGCAAGTTGATACTGTCAACTCCGCTACGCTGTCGCTGACCGGCAACCATCAGGTATTCACCCAACGCGGTTGGGTTGATGCTGCCTGCCTTGATATGTCGGATAAGATTGCGTGTCCAGTCGAAAGGCTGGCTTTGAACTTGAATAGTTTGAATGTAAATGATGTACTTGATTTCTGGGTTGCTAATAAGCGAAGCGTGTCTAGCTTTATCCGGTCGCACTTGATGGCGTTGGGCTTCGATACCTATACTCAATTCAGGCAGCCAGAAATCGACCCAATAGCCTTGAAAATGTTTGTTGAAATGGAAAGCGATATTTTCCATTCGGAAAGCACAGGCAAACAGGGTTTCACCTTCCGACATTTCTACAATCGCGTTCGGGTGTTGCTCTGGGAAATTCTTAAAGGCTTCAAGTTTGGTAGCAGCCATTTTGGCTCTGACTTCCGGCCTAGTCGCGGACGTGTTGATTTTCAAGGCGTCGGCAGTCTTTTGAGCGCGTTCGGGATTCAGAACATAGGAAACGATTTGGGCGTCACCGCGATTCCGCATTTCGCTATCGGAGAGTTGAAAAATTCGTCGCAACGCTCGAAATTGAACGCCAGTGGCTTTAGTAATATCGGCCAAAGTACATTTTTCGGCCCGGTAGTCGAGCAACATTTGAGCAGTGCCGCCCGGCCACGTTTCGTCAATTTTGACGATGGCACGCATAGCGTAGGTCAAGGAACGGTTGGGCTGTCGGTTGTTGATGTTCGCCATAGTACAATTGTACCTATGGGTTGGTTCGCAATCAAGGCACTCGGCAAGCGGCAATGGGACAAGCAAGAGGTTTATAATCTGGCGGTTGACGAAGATGACAGCTATGTGGCCGAAGGAATGGCTATACATAATTGCCGCTGTCAGATACAAACGATGTACGGCAAATCTAAAATCGTGCATCCCGGCAAGCTGAATGGGCGAGTGCCTAAGCCGGATGAGGGGTTTAGTAAGAATTTTGGGGAGTTGTTGGGCGGCGACGGCATCGCTGACACTGTAGAATTTAGCCGGCAATAGTTGTACAATATAACCATGAACATTGAAAAAGCTATTTCGCTTAGTCGTGCGGTTGATAGTCTTGAAGGCATGGCACTAGGCGGCTTCGATGAAAACGAACCACGGGACGCTAACGGGCGTTGGACCGTAGGCGGAGCAGCCTCTAAAATAGCTAACAAGATTATCGGCGATTACGCTCGAAACGGCTACACTACACAGCATGACGATTTTCGTCGTTACTATTCTGACTTAGAAGACGGCGAAAAACTGGCCCTGGTTAAAGAGCTAAACAAAAAGGGTTTAGTACATCCGGTATTAGCTCGAAAGAAGAAACCGCCAACAGGTGGCGAACTTGTTGATTCTATGGCGTCGCAAGCTAAAAAGCATTTAACCGATCACGGGGTTAATCCGTTGAATCGCCACATACCGTTTACTGATTCAGAAGCATATAAGAAGGCAACGCAATGAAGATTGCAAGCGCTAAGGCGTGCCCGTTTTGTGGTTCCGACAGATTAAAATTCTGCAAAGGTAGCTACGATTCTGGCGGCGGGTGGGGACAGGACACAATTAGGGTAGGCTGCCTGAATTGTGGAGCATTAGGGGGAGTATTTGACGACCGAACGGAAGAATCTAAAACAAAAGCCGTAGAGGCGTGGAACCTTAGAGCGATATAGACGGCAGCCGCCAGTACAATAACGGCATGACCCACGTTATCATGCCCACCGATCCCACGGGTTCTACTGTCTTGTCATTGTCTGCAAATGACAGCGACACCACGGCGACGAAAAATCCTAAAGTATTCTGGAAAGAAATCGCCCACGTCGGCAATTTCGTCAAGGGTGATACAAAATTCTCGATTGACAAGGGATTGTTGACCCACTGGGAAGCGACATTTTCTAAAATGTCGTCAAAGGGTATTCAAATCCCGGTTCCCGTCGAGCATACCCGCGACCCGGAAAAACGGCGCGGGCGTGTATTAGAGTTGGCCGTTAAACCTAACAGCCGTGGGCTAGATGCGCTGTACGCCAAGATCAAGTTTCGCGACCACGAAGCGGCGAAACTCAGTCAGTCGGGCGTATCTATTTTCGTCCCGCGCAAAGTGTCGGACGGCTACGGCGGTCAGTACGATATACCTATTGAACACGTTGCAATTACTGACTATCCGGTGATTACGGACCTAGAGCCGTTCCACCCGATAGCATTGTCTTTCCAGGCGGGTGATATGACGGCTACCATCCAGGCATCACAACCGGCTTTCGACCCTAATAACTCGATTTTAACGCGAGACATTGATAGCCGTATGAGCGACGGGTTAGCACTTGATTTCCCTTCTGCCGCTGCCGGGACTAATAAGCCGGCAGACGGTGCGGCACCAACAGGCGACAAGCCCGCAGAAGGGCAGCCGCCGCAGAATCAAGACAAAAAACCGCCGCAACCCGGCCAATTATCACTAAAAGATTTAGCCGCCCAACTTGGCATTGA